TCGCCCCATCTCACGCGCCAGTTTCAGGGCAAAACTCAGCTCACCGTCGAACACTTTCCCGCAGAAACAGGCTCTGCAGGCCCGGCGTCCTCTGCCTGTTCAGGGGCATTATTCACCACAAACTCAGACATTCCGGACAGACGTAACACCACGTTTTCAGCCTGAGCAATTGCCTCCGTGGGCCAGGTGGTAAGCACTTCCTGCTCAATCTGCGTAATGGCTTCATTCATGGACAGCAGCTTTGTCTTCTGCGGATGGTTATGCCACAGAGACATCGCCACCAGAAACGCCCCGCCTCTGATAAGATCCTCTACAGACACCTGCAGGTTGCCACTGGATTCAGCCTTTTTTTCCTGCTCTTTCAACCAGGCAAGATGCTCAATACGCTGCAGGGCTGACAGTTCAGAAAGCGTGACGGTCACGCCGTTATATTCAAATGATTCGGTTTTCAGGAACATCGCTGACTCTCCGGATTAACTGGCGGTGACGGTGATTTCTGCAACCGCAGCAAACTCACCATTACCGGATACAACCGGAATGTTGACCTTGCCTGCAGCAACGCCGTTCACGGTGATGGTCATACCACTGACCGACACGGTGGCTTTTGTTTTATCCGCTGACACCGCACGGAAGCTCTTGTCGGTTGCGCCTTCCGGCTGGAATGCCACGGTCAGCGTGGTGCTCTGCCCTTTCACTACGGAAGTACTGGCTGGCGTTACCGTCATGCCGGTTGCCGCTGTTACCGTGCTGCGATCTTCTGCCATCGACGGACGTCCCACATTGGTGACTTTCACCGTACGGGTGATCACTTCCTTCGCCGTCACCGCCTTACCGATACTGCTGACCCAGCCACGGAACACATCGACCGTGCCGTTCGGGAAGCGGATTTTATAGGCACGGGTATCACCTTCATTAAACCACGCCAGCAGCGCCTGCTGCCCCTGCTCTCCGGGCATCCACGCCAGCGTGAAGCTGGTATCTCCGGCGGATTTCTGCCCCTGCCCGGTCGCGGTCCAGTCCGCATCTTCATCATCGAGATAACTGTCGTCATAGGACTCAGCGGTCAGTTCGCCGGGCGTCAGGTCTTTAACTTTTGCCAGACGCGACCAGTCAACGTCTGAAAGCGGGTTCGCATAAGGGTCGCCGCTCCCGTTATAAACCCACAGGGTGGTCCCGGCACCTTTCACCGGCATTGTAGGATTTGGTACAGGCATAGCGTCCTCACATTTCATAGGTAATGACATAAGTCAGATCGGCTGAACTCCACAGGCCCGCATCATCGTCGCGCCGGTAGTCATAGCCACTGGCCACCATACTGGTGATCAAATCTGACAGTGCCGGGATATCGCTCATCACCGGATAAATCCGGGACTCCATCCACGAATCCAGCTCTGAATCCGGCACCTGAGCAGGCAGGAAAACTTCAATATGCAGCTCCGCCTGCCAGGTATCGTTGTCCAGCTCTTCGCCCGTGTATTCAGCGCCGGTGAGATAAACGGCAATTGCCGGAAAATCTTCCTCATCAAAAACAGCGGGGCGACCATCAAAAAGCGTCGCCCCGGTGTCATGCTTCTCCAGTGCATCCAGTACGGCTGCACGTAGTTCAGTATGTTTCATCGCTTTATCACAATCCTCAGTTGTTGTTTCAGCGCATAGCCCAGTTCTTTTGGCAGACGTTCTCGCCGGATACGGTTAACGTTCTCATCAAAAGCCTGCTTCAGTGGGGCCGCCATCGGAATTTTCACCACCTGAATGGGAAGACGATTACGCTTTTTCCTTCCCTTATCGTCATTGCCCTTCGCATACCGGGCTTCTGGCAAACGTTGCATAACATGCCAGCGCCCATTATTTAATCGCTGGATGAATGCCCGCTGATAACGATGCTGACCGGCTTTGAGTATGCTGTTCGGACGATGACCAAGCATCCTGATCCCCAGCTTAATAGCAGGGAGATCACCGCGGTTAACGATAATTTTTGCGTTCGGATTTCTTACCGTAGCCCGTTTCAGTCTGGATCGCTCTTTAACAAGTTTTCTCGGCACCCGGGTTTCACGGGCGACCTGAGACGAAGACTGATTAATCGCCGTTGTGGCCACGCGGTTAATGGCAATTGCTGACGCACCAGGCACCGCCGTTTTGCTGATACGGCTGAGGTTTTCAACAGCCTGCTCAAGACCTTTTATGGCCATACATCCCCCTTTCAGCGGCGACGATTAAGGACAGGCGGCACGCCCCGTCCAAGCCAGAGATGACAGCTTCCGCCATCATCCGGCGTAACCCGATCTACCCAGAAGTTTTCCTCACCGATGGTCAGCGTATCTCCACGCCGCAGTTGCCGCACATCATCAGTCCGGACAAACAGGGACGGGCTGGAGCCTTCAACGCGCACGCCCTGTCCGGCATAGCTGATATGTTCAGGGTCATCAAAAACACCACGTATTACTGCGCCGGACTGCTCACCGGATGTCATGGTGGCTGACGTTCCCATGTACCCGCGTATCGTTTCATCGGCGCGGGCAATGGCAGCATCGAACAGGTTATCGAAATCAACCACAGCGCCTCCCGTTATTGCATTCTGGCCAGGCCACGTTCTGTCATTTCGGCTGCCACACCGGCAGAGACACGGAACGCCGTTCCCGGCAGCACAAATGCCACAGGTTCATCCCGCGTGGCGTGAAGTGCATCGGTATGCAGCGTCACCAGTGCCACGACCGTGACCAGTTCAGCCTTATCCTGAATCACGGTGTCCGGCTGCGCTGATACCACCTCATTTTCATGCCCGGTCAGCGCATTTTCCTGGCTGAGAGGGGTGTCCTGACCGGCAATGTCATCCGTGTCATCAAGCTCCTCTTCCAGCTCTGCCACACGGAGCGCCAGTTCTTCTTTCGTCCCCGTCAGGCTGACATCACGGTTCAGTTGTTCACCCAGCGAGCGGAGACGGGCAATCAGTTCATCTTTCGTCATGGACTCCTCCACAGAGAGAAAATGGCCCCGAAGGGCCACGATTACGCCAGTTGTACAGACACGAATTCATCAGGGTCAGCCAGCAGCATCAGCGGTGCTGACTGAATCATGGTGAACTCACGCGCCGGATCGCCGGTGGTCACCCAGTTTTTCGGGTAACGGGCAGAGGCGTTAATGCCTTCGCGCTGTGCGTCCGCATCCTGAATGCAACCATAGGTGCGCAGACCGCGTGCCTGAGTGTTCCCCAGCACCATCGTGTTGTCCGGCAGGAAGTTCTTTTTGACGCCGTTTTCCACGTACTGTCCGGAATACACGACGATGGCCACATCGCCATACATTCCCTTATAAGACACCGCTTTGCCCAGGTCTTTTACCGCTGTCTCCAGTTCGGAATGAGAGCCGCGACGGGTATCCAGCTTCTCCCTGACGGCTTTGAAGGAACGGAACAGCGCCCAGCCTTTCGGATCAAACACGATGATATTCACCACGCCGCTGGCGTTCAGCGCGTAGGCTTCGATATCGTCGGTCGGGTCATACGTGGACTTGTCACGCTTGCTCCACTCCGTACCACCGGACTGCGTGATGTTGTTGGCCGCACTGCGGCCCATATCCACCTCAACCGGATCGAAGGCTTCACCGGTCATGGTGTATTTGCCCTTAAGCACGGCAGAAACTGCCTGCATCTCTTCCACCTGGGCAATGGCCAGCTCTTCGTCACGCATGTTCTGCATGATGATGCGACGGCGACGGTAAGCCGGGTCCGCCAGATTCTGCGGATCTTCATCCGGCAGGCGACGCAGGGTCATCTGCGGATTCACTTCATGCTTGGGTTTGACATATCCCGGCGTAAATTCAGAGGTGGAGCCGCCACGGGAGCGGATAACCTCACCGGAAACAATCGGCGAAACGTACAGCGCCATGTTTACCAGTCCCGGAATTTGTGAGAGATAGACTTTCTCCGTGGTGAAGGGATAGCTCTCACGGAAAAAGAGACGCAGAAACAGCGGATCAAACTTAAATTTCTGCTCATTTGCCGCCAGCAGCTGGGCGGTTGTGTACATCGACATAAAAAAATCCCGTAAAAAAAGCCGCACAGGCGGCCTTTAGTGATGAAGGGTAAGGTTAAACGATGCTGATTGCCGTTCCGGCAAACGCGGTCCGTTTTTTCGTCTCGTCGCTGGCAGCCTCCGGCCAGAGCACATCCTCATAACGGAACGTGCCGGACTTGTAGAACGTCAGCGTGGTGCTGGTCTGGTCAGCATCAACCGCCAGAATGCCAACGGCAGTACCGTCGGTGGTGCCATCCCACGCAACCAGCTTACGGGTGGAGGTGTCCAGCATCAGCGGGGTCATTGCAGGCGCTTTCGCACTCAATCCGCCGGGCGCGGTTGCCGTATGTGCCGGGTCACTGTTGCCCAGCGGCTGGTAATGGGTAAAGGTTTCTTTGCTCGTCATAAACATCCCTTACACTGGTGTGTTCAGCAAATCGTTAACGGCATCAGATGCCGGGTTACCTGCAGCCAGCGGTGCCGGGGCACCCTGCATCAGACGATCCAGCGCAGTGTCACTGCGCGCCTGTGCACTCTGTGGTGCTGCGGCCAGAATGCGGCGGGCCGTTTCCACGGTCATACCGGGGGTTTCAGCCAGCACGCGTGCCTGTTCTTCGCGTCCGTGAGCCTCCTCACAGTTGAGGATCCCCATAATGCGGCTGTTTTCTGCCGCAACCGCTGCGGTGATCTGCGCGTTCACGTCCGGTTGCGCCGCGCTGGCGTTTTCGCCCTCCGTCGCTGGCACCACGTCAGTAACGTCAGCCTGCGAAGCAGTGGCTGAAACAGTTGTTGATTGAGTCTCTTTGGTCATTCGCCCTCC